AGTTGGTACAGGCTTTTATCAAGTTCATTAACTGTGACATTACCAAGGAGGAATACGAGGAGTTCTTACAGCTCGGCGCAATCAAGGTGAAGTCCGTTGACGGACAAGCCGCCGATGTAGGTGTAGTCACCACAGAGCTGAATCAGACACAATCGCAGACCCTTAAAGACGATTACTACAACGCAATGCTCACTATCTGCGGTATGCCAAACCGTAACGGCGGTTCTTCCACGAGTGACACTGGTTCTGCCGTGTTGCTCCGTGATGGTTGGTCTGACGCAGAAGCTCGAGCAAAGGACAGCGAGAATGTCTTCAAGCGAGCAGAAAAGAAAATGCTCAAGCTGGTTCTTCGTATCTGTCGAGACCTCGGCAGTCTCACGCTCAAATTGAGTGACATTGATATGAAGTTTACTCGCCGTAATTACGAAGCCATTCAGAGTAAATCTCAAGTCCTTATCTCCATGCTCCAAGAGCCTAAGATTCACCCACAGTTGGCGTTCCAGCATAGCGGAATGTTCTCTGACGCTGAATCTGCTTACACTATGAGCATGAAGTATTACGAGGAGCAACAGGAGAAAGCCGCTGAACTGGCTAAGAAGACCACTCCCGATGATTCCGAGGACGATGATAATGACCCGGACAATAACGATATTTAAGCGGTAAGCCGCTGTGAATATAGGCAGAGAAGCCTTAAATCGCAATAGTCAGAGAAGACTTAAACCGCAAAACATTGTCACAGAAGACATTAAAAGACAGGAGGATTTCAACATGGCAAAGATTGACATTAGCAAGATTGACGGCTATGCCGACATGACCCCGGAACAGAAAATCGCCGCTCTTGAAGCGTTCGAGACCGAAGACCCCGATTACAGCGGATATGTAAAGAAGGACATTTTCGATAAGACAGCTTCCGAGCTTGCGGCTAAGAAGAAAGAGCTGAATGAAAAGCTCACCGAGGACGAGCAGAAAAAGCAGAAGGAACAGGAGGAACGTGAGGAGTTGCAGTCCAAGTACGACAAACTGCTCCGTGAAAGCGAAGTTTCCAAGTTCAAGGCAAAGTTGCTCGGCATGGGTTACGAGGAAAAGCTGGCAGACGCTACCGCAGAAGCAATGGCTGATGGTGATACCGAGAAGGTCTTCGCCAATCAGAAGAAACATCTTGAGAATGTCGAGAAGAAGGTTCGTGCGGAAGCCCTTAAAGATACACCGAAACCGACCCCGGACGGAGATTCCAAGACAATGACCCTTGAGAAGCTCCGCAAAATGTCTCCACAGGAGCGTTATGACTATTCTGTGAAGAATCCCGAGGACTACAAAGCCCTCTACACCAATAACGATACAGGAGGTAATGAGTAATGGCTCATAAGATTTATGACAATTTCTATCTCTCCAATGAGGTAGAAGACCAGTTCAATTCCCACCTCGATTTACAGCAGTTCTGTACTGTTGATAACTCTCTCGTGGGTACTGCTGGTATGAAGCGCAAGATTAACGTCTACAAGGCTACCGCTGGTACGGAGAAGCTGAAAATGGGCGAAGGTAACACCAAGAGCATTGAGGTTTCTTTCACCCCGGAGGAGTACGAGATTCAGCTCGCACAGAACAAGTTCCAGTATTATGACGAACAGGAAATGACCGACCCTATGCTCGTTCCTGTCGGCACTCGTCACATGGGTACTGATATGTTCAATACCGTAAACGGCGATGTGTATGGCGAGTTCAAGAAGGCTACCATGGTCGTTCCTACTGCGAAGATTGACTTCGCCGCATTTGTGGACGCTGTTGCCAATCTGAACATCGAAAGCACTGACAATCAGCCGGAAAAGGTTGCTCCGCAGACTTTCGCTTTCGTACACCCGGGCGATACTGCCGAGCTTCGTAAGAACCTCGCAGAAGACCTCAAGTATGTGGAAGCGTTCGCTCGTGCTGGCTACATCGGTACTGTTGGCGGCGTGAACATCTACACCAAGAAGGACGCTACGAAGGGTACTATCGTGGTTGCTACTCGACAGGCAGTTACCATCTTCAATAAGAAGGGTGTCGAGGTTGAGACTGACCGTAACGGCGATATTCGTCAGAACACTATTTGGTCTCGTAAGTATTACCTTGCGGCTCTGACTGACGCTACCAAGGCAGTCAAGATTTTCAAGGGTACTGCTACTGCCACTGCGGACACTACGGTTTCCGATGGCAAGGTTTACTACGCTAAGACCGACAACGGCTACATCGTTGGTAAGCCTAAGACCAACCCGAAGACCGAAGGTTTCTACGAGATTGCCTAAGTAAAGGAGGTGGACAACATGACCGAGGAAGAAAAGCTGATTGCTCTCAAGGCGATGGTCGGTGGTTCGGACAGTGACGAAGTGCTGTCCACCTATCTCAAACTGGCTGGTCGTAAAATCATCAATCGAGCATATCCGTATGATTCCAGCGTAACGGAAGTTCCGGCACAGTACGACACTCTCCAATGCGAGATTGCCGCTTATATGCTGAACAAGCGTGGTGCGGAGGGTCAGACCTCTCATTCCGAGAACGGTATCTCCCGAAGCTATGAAAATGCTGATATTCCGTCCTCAATGCTCAAGGTGGTTACTCCTCATGTGGGGGTGATTAAATGAGAATGATGGAACGAAACAAGAGCAAATTCTTCTACGCTCTGTATAAAGAGAAAGTCCCTAAGACGGACGAATACGGAAATGTTACAGGGGAATATGAAATCATTCGAGACAACCCGGTAGAGTTCTTCGCTAATATCTCTGCCGCCAAAGGTGAAACAAGCACCCGACAGTTCGGAGAAAGCGAAAGCTATGACAAGGTAATTGTCATGGGAACGGACGCTCCCCCTATTGACGAGTACACAGTGCTATGGGTCGATAAAACGCCACAGGTTGATGAAACCGGGGCTTTGGTTACGAACGATGATGGTGAGGTCATTACTCCTCACGATTATATCGTTAAGAAGGTAGCCAAGAGCTTGAACAGCGTGTCGGTTGCGATAAGCAAGGTGACTGTCAGTGGGTAGAAAAGTTATCTCATTCGGATTGTCAACGAGTGAAATCAACCGAGCTATGAAAGAGCTGGCTGATTACAAACAAGAAATCCTTAGAAAAACAGAACTCCTCCGAGAGAAAGTAGCCGAACGGCTGGCTGACGAAGCGAAAAGCGGATTCAGCGGCGCAATCGTTGACGAGCTGATTCTCAAAGGAGGGCAAACTTCTCCACGATACGCACAAGTCGATGTGTCGGTTGACAATCGAGGGTCGGTTACTGTCGTTGTCGCAAGTGGCGAAGACGCTGTGTGGGTTGAGTTTGGTGCTGGTGTCTATCATAATGGCTCTCCCGGTTCGTCCCCTCACCCTCACGGTGCGGAACTGGGAATGACAATCGGTGGATTCGGTAAGGGTAACGGCAAGAAAGAGGTTTGGGGATTCTACGAAAATGGCGAATTGAAGCTGTCTCGTGGTACTCCGGCTCGTATGCCGATGGCTCTTGCAATCACCACCGTTTGCAATGATATTCAGTCTATCGCAAAGGAGGTGTTCGGGTGATTGACATTGAGACAGAGGTATTCAGTATCGTGTCCGCAGAGGTGCGAAAGAAATACCCGAAAATCTATATGACTGGCGAATATGTCAAGTCTCCACCTTCCTTCCCTTGTGTCTCTCTCATTGAGACAGACAATCAAGTTTATCGAAACACTCGAGATTCCGGGTGTATCGAAAACCACGCACAGGTGCTTTACGAGGTGAATGTCTACTCTAACAAAACGAGCGGAAAGAAAACTGAATGTAAAGCAATCATTGCTCTCATTGATTCCAAGATGGAAGCACTCGGTTTCACACGAACCCTTATGAACCCTGTTCCCAACGAGGAAGACGCAACGGTTTACAGAATGGTGGCTCGATACAGGGCTATCGTCTCTAAAAACAAAACTATTTATAGGAGGTAAACAAACATGGCTATTAGCACTTACAAGATTTTTCTCATGCAGAAGAACACTTCCGCATGGGAGAAGCTGATTGACATTAAGGAGTTTCCCGACCTCGGCGGTGCGCCGGAAATGCTGGAAACTACTACTCTGTCTGACAAAATGCAGACCTACATTCCGGGTATTCAGTCCCTCGATTCTCTTGAGTTCACTGCGAACTACACTCTCGAGGAGTACAAGAAGCTGAAAGCGATGGAAGGTACGGAGAAGGAGTTCGCCGTTTGGTTCGGTGGTACGGAAGCTGGCGATACCGTCACTCCTACTGGTGACAGCGGTAAGTTCAAGTTCAAAGGCTCTCTGTCTGTTTATGCTAACGGCGGCGGCACGAATGAGGTTGTCGAAATGACTATCACTATCGCTCCGTCTACTGTTATCAGCATGGACGCAGAGTAAGGAAAAATAAGGAGGATAAATCATCATGGCAAAGCAGTTGAAATTCACTTCCAAGGATAAAGAATATGTCCTTGAGTTCACTCGCAGAACGGTTACGGAAATGGAGAAGAAGGGCTTCGTTGCGGCAGAGGTCGAGAACAAGCCTATGTCCACTCTCCCGGCACTGTTTGAAGGTGCGTTCCTCGCACATCATCGTTTCGAGAAGAAAGAAGTTATCAACGAAATCTTCTCCCACATGACGAATAAGGAGGAGCTTATCGGTAAGCTGGCAGAAATGTACAACGAGCCGATTATGGCACTGGTCGAAGAACCCGAGGAATCTGAGGGAAACGTAAGCTGGACAGCGAGTTGGTAAGTGATTCGCTGTTGACAGATGAATCCGCTAACAAGGGGAGCGAGCGTGAGAATCGCTCTGCTCCCCCTTCTTATTCGGAGATTTTTCTCGCAAAGTTCCCCTATTACTTATCAATAGGCATGACGGAAGAACAATACTGGGATAGAGATTCCACTCTCGTGAAGTCCTACCGCAAAGCGGAGGAGCTTCGCAAAGAGAGGGTCAATCAAGAAATGTGGTTACAGGGTATGTATATCTATGACGCTATTTCTCGTCTGTCTCCGATTCTTCGTGCTTTCGCCAAAAAGGGAACGAAAGCCCAAC